GACTTATCACAGAAGTAATAGAGGATATCATTGTAGAGTCTAGAGGAAAAGACTTATTCATTGAAGGCGTTTTTTTACAGTCCAATATTAAAAATAGAAATGGACGGGAATATCCAGAAGAAATTATGGATAAAGAAGTCAGAAGATATGACGAAAAATATGTCCAGAAAAATCGTGCTTTCGGAGAACTGGGACATCCAGAAGGGCCGTCTATCAATTTAGAAAGAGTTTCCCACATGATTAAGTCACTTAAAAAAGAGGGCAATAATTATGTCGGTAAAGCAAAGATTATGACAGAGACTCCTTATGGGAAAATTGTCAAGAATCTTATTCAAGAAGGTGCGTCATTGGGTGTTTCTTCTAGAGGTATGGGTAGTGTAAAACAGTCGGGCGGTAAAAATATCGTACAAGACGATTTCTATCTGGCCACCGCAGCAGATATTGTTGCAGACCCAAGTGCTCCAGATGCGTTTGTCAATGGTATCATGGAAGGTAAAGAATGGGTGTGGGATAATGGAATTATGAAAGAGAGTCAAATTTCTCAGTATAAATATTCCTTAGATAACAAAAAAAGAATTGAGACTGAAAAACTCAAAATTGATCTTTTCGAAGATTTCATGTCGAAATTGTAAATATTATAAATAAATATAAATTAAACTCATTAGGAGACACAAAATGACAGATTTAGAAAACAAAGATATTGTCGAAGATGAAGCGACTGTAGAAGTTGTAGAAACTGAAGAGCAAGTAGAAGATATCGCAGAGGAAACAACCGAAGCGGATGAAGAATCGACTGAATCCACAGAGGAAATTACCGAAGAAGAATCTACCGATTCTGACGATGAGGTCGAAGAGCTCTCAGAGGAAGATGATGAATTGGTTGCAGATTTGGAAGAGATTGCAGAGGATGAAACTTCTGCTGAAGCTTTTAAAATCACATCAGAAGACTTGGACATTTCCGAGGACATCGATGCTATGTTAAATGGACAGGAATTGTCAGAAGAATTTCAACAACAGGTCAGCACAATTTTTGAAGCTGCTGTTATCAATAAAGTAAACGAAAAAATTGACGAAGTTTATGCCACTTACCAAAGTGACATTGAGGCTGAAGTTGTAGAAATTAGACAAGAATTGTCTGAAAAAGTCGATGAGTATCTGACCTATGTTGCGGGAGAGTATATCAAAGAAAACCAACTCGCAATTGAATCAGGTCTCAAAATGGAGATTATGGAAAATTTCATGTCTGGTATCAAAGGTGTTTTCGAAGAAAACTATATCGAACTCCCAGAAGAGAAACTAGACCTGTATAGTGAAGCTCTTGAAACTCTTGATTCGAAAGAATCTGAGTTGAATGAGCAATTTGAAAAGAATATTCAACTGAACAAAAGATTGGTTGAATTGGAAAAAGACATCGTATTAATGAATGTTACCGAAGGACTCACAGACACCCAAGTTGATAAAATTAGAAATTTGAGTGAAAATGTCGAATTCGATAACACTGATGATATGGCGCAAAAAATCACATTGATTAGAGATAATTATTTTCCGTCTGAGACAAGCGTTGAAAGCGGTATTCTTGATGAAAGTGCATTAGAAACTTCGGTAGAAGATTCGCCAGTGGTTCAAGAGGAAAATAAAGTTCAATCGCCTAGGACTATCATGGATGTGTACGCACACGCCTTGAATAAACCTAAAGATTAAATTTTTATAAATAATAAATGATAACATATAAAATCTACTAAGGAGATAAAAACATGCACGATTTAAATGAAAATTATGTACAAGGCCTGAAAGAAAAGTGGGCTCCAGTACTCGATCACGAAGACCAAGCGCCTATTAAAGACGCATATAGAAGAAATGTAACTGCAATTCTTCTAGAAAACACAGAACAGGCAGTTCGTAAAGAAAATGCTCTGGGAAGTCAATCAATGCTGTCAGAAGCAGATGTAGTCGCAAACGTAGCACCTACTGCTGCGGCTGGTGGTGCTCTGCAATATGCAGACCCAGTGATGATTTCTATGATTCGCCGGACTATGCCAAACCTGATGGCGTTTGACGTTCTTGGTGTGCAACCAATGACAGGACCAACCGGTCTTATCTTTGCAATGAAGTCAAACTATTCTACTCAAGGTGGAACAGAAGCTCTGCACAACGAAGCAGACACCGGATTTTCTGGTGATGATGCTGCTGGAAACGCACATGCAGGAACAGACCCATTTGGCGGTTCGTCAATTACTGGTGCTACTGAGGGAATTGGTGGTATCGTTACTGAAAGTGCTGCTGGTTTCACAACCGCTGGTGGTGGTACAACTGCTCAATTCGAAAAATTGGGTGACGCTGTTACCTCTGGTGCTCCAACTGCTGATGGTCACTTCAACCAAATGGCATTCAGTATTGACCGCACTTCGGTTACTGCAAAAACTCGCGCACTCAAGGCAGAGTATACAACTGAATTGTCGCAAGACTTGAAAGCTGTACACGGTCTGGACGCAGAGTCAGAACTGTCAACTATTCTTTCGACAGAAATCAATGCAGAAATCAACCGCGAAGTTCTGCGTACTCTTTACGATCAAGCCAAATTGGGTTGTGTCGCACAAACTTCAAATAAAGGTATCTATGACCTTGCGACCGACACTTCTGGTCGTTGGACTGTTGAAAAAATCAAAGGTTTGATTTATCAACTAGAACGTGAAGCAAATGTAATTGCAAAAGAAACTCGTCGCGGTAAAGGTAACATGGTTATCTGTTCTGCTGATGTTGCTTCTGCTCTTGCAATGGCGGGCGTACTTGACAATAACCCACAAATGTCAGTGAATATTTCTTCGGATGATACTGGACAAACATTTGCTGGTGTTATGAACGGTCGTATGAGAGTTTATATCGATCCATATTTCTCTGCTTCCGGTGCTTATGACTTTGCAATGGTTGGTTATAAAGGTTCTTCAGCTTATGACGCTGGTTACTTCTATTGCCCATATGTTCCAATGCAAATGGTTCGCGCTGTTGGTGAGAACACATTCCAACCAAAAATCGGTTTTAAAACCCGTTATGGTATGGTTGCTAATCCATTCGCTGGCTCTGCTCGTACTGCTTCTGCAGCAGGCGCTTTCCCAACTGATGGTAACAGATACTACAGACTTATCAGAGTTGACAACATCAACGTATAAGTTTAAAAAATACTGCAAAAATAATGCAGGAACTTCGGGGGGATTTTTATCCCCCCTTTTTTTATGACTAAATAGTAGTGTAATCAGGAGAGAATAATTGAAATATACAGATGTAAATTTTATGAATACTCAATCATTTCAGATCGATATTCCACTAGCTCCTTCTGTCAATGAATGGGTACAGTCTGTAAGCGTGCCAGGAATTACTCTTGGAGAAGCAAACATAGAAACACCATTTGTTAGACAACCTGAGCCAGGCGATAAACTTATATTTTCGCCGCTTTCTTTTTCTTTCATAGTAGACGAAGAAATGAAAAACTGGACCGAAATGTTTAATTGGATGATGGCTCTAGGATTTCCAGAAAATCTTCAACAATATGGTGTCATGCCCCATAATGTTAATAGAGTTTCAGATTTACAAGTAACATGTGACATAAATTTACTTGTATTCAATAATCAAACAAAACCAATCTTAAAATTTAAATTGTTTGGTTGTTTTCCAATTGCTCTGGGAGACATGCCATTAAATGTTGCAGGCACAGATTCAGAAACACCTATCTGTACCGGAGACCTTATGTATAGAAATTATGTAGTTGAAACTATAACTTAATATTATTGAAAGAACATTATGGAAGAAAAATATTCAGTGAAAATGGCTGAGTTGATGAAAGAGTCTGAAACGGACATTAAAATCAATTTTTTAAGACTAGAAGAAGAGTTGCCACACAATCAAAATTTGATTGGTAAGTGGATGACATATCAACAGGTTTATCAGACAAAATATCAATTTTTAGAACTCGACCATAGAATTGTTGTGGCCGAGAAAACGAAATACTACACCGGAAAACTATCCGAAGATGAAATTCTTGCAAAAGGTTGGGAGATAGAAGGCACAAAGATTCTCAAAGCAGATCTGCATGTCTGGACAGATAGCGATTTAGATATTGTCAAATCCAAAAAGAATTTATTGATATTGAAACAACTTATACAGTTAATTGACAAGACTTTAGATATTCTTATAGATCAAAAAAAGTGGACTATTAAAAATTATATAGATTATAAGAAATTTATTGAGGGTAATTAATGAGTAGATTTTTCGTGAAAAAATTAAATGAGGTACATATTGAAATAGATGCCTCAGAATTTCACATGTTAAAAGAATTGGTGGACTATTTTACATTCAAAGTGCCAGGCGCTGAGTTTATGCCGTCTTTTAAAAATAAAGTATGGGACGGTAAGATACGGATGTTCAATCCTATCAATAGAAAATTATATCTTGGATTGTTAAACCACCTAGATTACTTTTGCAGAAAAAATAATTACACTGTAGAATTTGAAAATGATTTAACGGATACAAATTTTTCAATAGAAAATCTGGCCGAGTTGGTACGACATATAAACCCCCACAGCCAGGGAAAACCGATAGGTTATAGGGACTATCAATTAGACGCCATACATCACTCCATCGTAAACAACAGGACGCTTCTGGTGTCGCCCACTGCGTCTGGCAAGTCATTAATTATCTATACCCTGTGTAGATTTTACAACATGCACCCAAAAGTAAAATCAAAGAAAATTTTAATCATTGTTCCCACGGTATCACTTGTGCAACAAATGTATGGCGACTTTAAAGACTATGGATGGAATGTCGAAAAGTATTGTCATAAAATATCTGCCGGTATTGACAAAAATACAGATAAGAAAGTTGTCATATCAACTTGGCAATCTATCTATAAAATGGGGTTTGACTATTTTGATCAGTTTGGAGTTGTCATAGGCGATGAATGTCATTTATTCAAGGCCAACTCACTGAATAAAATTATGGACAAAATGACAAACTGCAAATATAGATTTGGCACAACTGGTACACTGGACGGCACGAAAACTCATAAACTGGTTTTATCTGGTATGTTTGGCGATGTAAAACAGGTGACTACAACCAAAGCTTTGATCGACAGTAAAACTCTTGCAGATTTTAGAATCAACTCTATCGTTCTCAAATACAAACCCGAAGATTGTAAATATATAAAAACTCTCAAATATTCTGATGAAGTCGAATGGATCGTAACGAACCCTAGAAGAGCTGCATTTATAAAAGACTTGACATTGACGCTAAAAGGTAATACATTAGTTCTATATAACTTTGTTGAAAAACATGGCATACCAATGCATAAAATGATAGAAGAGTCTGCTGAAGAAGGTAGGAAGGTATTTTTTGTAAGTGGAAATGTAAAGGCGGATGTAAGAGAAGAAATAAGACATACAACTGAACAGGAAAGTAATGCAATCATCGTGGCCTCATATGGCACCTTTTCAACTGGTATAAATATAAGGAACTTGCACAACGTAGTATTTACTTCTCCCTCTAAAAGTAGAATCAGAAATCTACAATCTATTGGCCGTGGACTCCGAAAAGGAAATGGAAAGACATCGGCTGTATTATATGACATTGCAGATGATTTGAGGTATAAGACTTATATGAACTTTGCCATACGACATTTTTATGAGAGAATAAATATTTACAACGAAGAAAAGTTCGAATTCAAAATCAATGAGGTAAATCTTTATGACTAATGAAGGAAAAAATATGTCAGAATATAAAGTATTACGACTTATGACAAAAGAAATAATCATTTGTAAAATAGATAATTCTGGGCCGGAATCTACTCAGTGGTGGACACTAGAAGATCCGTTTGAAATAAAATCTTTTATGAATCCAAATACAGGAGATTTTAATTCCACACTTATT